AATTCAATATATGGAGAATCCGGGACTGTCACCACGAACGGGACCATAGGGGCCTCTGGGACGTAGGCATAGACGTTAGCCGTTACACCTGCGAACGCAGTGGCTAAAGGTTGTCTAACTGTGTCTAAAATTGTTGCCATTACTGAACCATCGTTTCGACGTCAATATATGCGCCTAGTAATCCTGACACTCGATTGAATAAACTACGGCCTAAACGATATGGTGAAACTTGAGTGAAATCTATGCCTTCGATTTGGCCGCCTGGAGCGATTCGGGATTGAAACACTTCTACAGATACTGCGAGAACAGCAGACTCTACGGCTGCAACACCTACATAAGTTGAAGCGCCTGAAAGAGTTGCTAAACCTGACGGGATTACTTTTCTTTCGATAATATCTGCGCTAGTAATTGCTACAGTAAAGTAACCGTTAAATTCTCTGTAATCTCCGCTTAAAAATACGCGTGAGTTTGATTTAATCATAAAATCATCTTGGTCATAATTGGATGATTCAAGAATGGTAAAAGTCCCATTGAACGGGGAGCCTACGTTAGTAACGACAACGCTCTGACCCTCGCTGAAGTTGTTGTCTCCTAGCACTGAATAAGTTGCTATGTTGTCTGTTAAAGAAACTCTATCTATAGGACTTGAATATCTAGTAAGCATAGGCAAAATTACCGCCTCAGCGGTATCTATCACGTCTGTTAAATATGCGTCATTGTAGAGAGAACTAGAAACGCCCAGCACTGAGCGAAGTTCGGCTGCAGTTACTATTGTTGCCATTTCTAGTCCTCTCGTTAAACGACTGGGGGGAATCCCGGGAGCAGAACTCCCCCCATGATTAGTTGGTTATATTATGCAACCATGTAACGGTATGCGCCAGCCGCTAGTTTCGTGGCGATGGCTCCATAGCCGTAATAGCCGACCTGTACCTGACCTGTTGAGATTAGGTTTGTCTGTAGTGATAGACGTGGTGACTCGTACCATGTGTAAGCATCTGGGTTCACGATAATCATTGAGTTATCGCCTACGCCTGATAGTGAACGAGATACGCGAAGGTTTAGGCCAAGAACGTTACCGCGAATTGCAGTTGCTGTTAGGTCTCCACCTGCGTTTTGTGGGTTGATTGTCTGTTGGAAAATTGGACGGTTTGAAGAATCCACTAATCCCATTAAAACGCCCCACTGCTCTGGAGATACGACGATGTTTTGTGCGAATCCAAGAGTGTTTGAGTAAATAGAAACTGCTGCATCTGCAACGAAATCTGCTGCTAATGCGCCAGTTGTAAGAGTACGGTTTCCGCCATCTGTTCCGTTTGTTGCTAGAACTGCTGCGACTCTCTCATCTGTTGCCTTTGCATAAGCGTATTCCATTTGGCGTACGAGTTCTGCAAAAAATGCTGGAGACGAACGGTCCAACAATTCAAGGCTGAATACCTGAGTTCCAAAAAACTTCTGTACGTTCACTGAAACGAACGCTGCGTTTTGGTCTGTTTCTGATGGTGCATTTCCTTCAGTAACAATTGCAACACTTGGAGCCACTGTAATTTTCGGAATTTCGAATGTCATTCCCGCATCTGGTAGAGCGCCACGAGAGATTGAGTCAATCGTTGGACGGTCAGCGTTTGAAATGCCGTTGATAACTTCGGTTAATTGACGTGTTGGAACTAATCCTGCGTTATCTGTTAAATCCGCAGCAGCAGCAACGTACATTTTTGATGTTTCGTTACCTAGTGATGCGCGAACTGAATGCTCGAGATAAGAAGCCTTATCAACGATTGGGTTACGAACTGTGACTGAAGTGTAAGGTGCTGTTGCAGCCTTTACTTCAACCTTAGCAGCCTCTACCGTTTCTGCGGCAGGAGTGCTTTCTGGAACGGTAGTGTCTGACACTTGTTCTCCTTCTGTTGTTGATTGTGTTTCTTCCTGAACATCTGGTTCAGAAACTTTATTTTCTTCGGCGGCTACTTTTTGAACTTCTGCGCCGGGAATTGCACCATCTGTAACTAGTGATACTTCTACGAGTTTAGAAGCGCTGATAGCCATTACGCCATCTTTGTTATTCCATTCTTCAACATCTACACCCACGCTAAAATCTGAGCGAAGTCCAGTAGCGGCTTCTTCAAGCGCGTCATTACCAGCCGTCGTTTTTGCAATTTTAAAAGATGCTGTAATACCTGATTCATCTTGCGACCACTCCATAAGTTTTCCAAGCGGACGGGTCTGGTCATGTTGTAGAACTAACTTTGTGTTTTTAGCAAATTCAATAGAGTTGGGCTCGAACATTGTGCGCCCTGCTGATGTATTGCCCTCAGCGTTCCATTGAACTATGCGACCTGCGATAATACGAGATTCCGCATCTGAGGCCGTTAGTGTTACTGGCATTGTTATTTTCATTTTATGCTCTCTCTCCATTATCTATTAAATCTTCTTCTTCGCGAATCTGCTCTACGCTCATGGCTCCGATTCGATTTAGAATCTCGTAAACCTGCGCGCGTTGTAGAGGGTCTCCACGTAAGAACTCATCTAGCGAAAAGCGGATTTCTGTTGTACTAGAAATGAAATCCGGCATGGATAACCTTTGTTCAATAACTGTTAAAATATTTTTTAAAGAAAAGTCAATAAGTGCTTTACGCTCTGAAATTGCGTTACTGTAAGTCATGCTAGTCATTTCAGCGCTTACGAAATATGCGCTTATGTTGCAGGCCCTGGCTAATTCTAAAGCGACGTACTGTCTGGCTTCATTTAATTGAAGTTTTGCGGGGTCTATGCCCAACGCTTGCAATTCAACATCTGCATTAAGGAAAGCAGTAGATTTATTAAGTCTAGCAGTTCTCCAGGATTCTAAAAGTTTTGTAATGCGCTCTGCTGGTAAATTAGTTCCGTTAGATTTTAAAACCTGTAGTGGAACTGGTTCTTTAGCAAAAGATTCTGCTGCTTGCTCTAGTGCATGAGCGGCGCGAATTGTGCGGCCTGCTCTATTTAGTAAACCTTCGTCTAATCCGTAAAATACAACAAGCGAACCCACGCCTTGAGTTGGAACTATTGAACCGTCTACTTGGTAGCCTACGATTTCTGTTTGTAAATTATTTAATTGAGGTGTTACTCTATCTGGAGAAATCCGAGTCCATGCGCGAACTCTACCTGTCTCGCCATATTGTTCTAAAACCTGACCATACCCAATACCATGTAGCCAGATATCTTCTGCCAACCATGCATAAATAGCAGAACCGGGAACACGTGGGTCTGGTTGATTTATTACCGCAGGTGTTGGAACATGAGAACCGTTTAGTTTAGAATATTGCTCTAAAGGTAATCCCGCTAAAGTTCCGCAGACTATATTTCTTGCGCGCGCAATAGTTGGAATTGCCATCGCCTGTTGTCTCGTTGCGGTAGACGGCGTGTAAGTATAAGGATTCCAGGACGCGGTATTATTAAACGGCGCAGGAGTAGAAGCAGCATCTACCGTAATCGGTTCTGGCTTGCTTGATTTTGTAAAACTATCTAAGATTCCCATTAGACATATTATAGCCTATTTGTATGCTATTTATCCGAACTGTATGTCTACTTCTGTCTCTGCACGTGTCGCAAAATGTGTAACCATTGAAGCCGCTACACCACCGCAGATAATTCCTGAAGCCTTTCGGCCCATTACCCATCCACCGTCGCCACGTTGAAGTTTAACGGCGCTAAGAACCTGCTTATCTAATTCTTCTTGCGAATTATGAACCAACCTAGCCGACGAAACCGCAGAAACGAATTCGTCGCACGATTGTTGATAATCCTGGGAGTTAATTTCATAAATCGGGATTCCGGCGGGTGCTAAACGCGCTGCGACTGCGGCGGCTGTAGATTTTGAGTAAGCAACATAATTAACCGGGAACTTTCTAACCCAGGGAGCAATATCGTTAGCCATTTGTTTATCATCTATCGAAACTGGGTTAAACCAGGTATGCAGAAGGCTAACTAAGAAGCGGTCCCCGTCTAAACGTTGGCCAGCAACTAACGCCCCATGTTTTCTGTCCGGACTTAAATCTATTGCCATCCAGGTATCCTTTTCTCTGTCGAGTTTAGGTTCTGGGTCGTAACACTTCTTCCATTCTGCCTCTGATATGACTGGGTTAATCAT